AGTCTGATGAAGATAAAGAAATAGCAAAAGAACAATATGGGGTATTAAAGTCTATTAGTGATACAGTAAAAGAAGCTAAAGAAGAAGATAAAAAAATTGCTGATAATACAACACATAAAGAAGGTGGCGTACCAGTTACTATTCAAGGGGAGCAAAGCACAATTGTTGCAAGTGGAGATGCATCTAGAGGTCTAGAAAATATCAAGGGCCAACCAAGATTTGGTCGTATTGATGTTGATAGTGGTCCTGATGGTAGCGGTATTATCATCCCGGAACTTAAAAAGATTGCAGAGGATGGTAAAATATCTGATGAAAAGATTGCAGAGAAGCAAATAGCTGCTGCAGAGGAACAAAAGGAAGATCAAGCAGAAAAAATAGTAGCTGCTATACATGATGCTGCTAAAGTTGAAGAAAAAGAAGAAGTTATATCTGAAGCTGAAAAAGAAGAAACAGATAAAGAATATAAATCTGGCGAATGTAGTTGTGCTGATAAACTATGTGAATGTATTAAAGATGCTATTGGTTCAAAAGATGGACTTAAACCTAAACTTGCTGAAGGTGAAGATAAGAAAAAGGAAAAAGAAGTTAAAGTAAAAGAAACAGAAGGTTTATTTACAAGGATTAAAAGTGGTGTAAGTAGTATTTTAACAAATATAGGAAGTGCTGTTAGCACCACAGTTAGAGAAATAGGTAAAGGTTTACTCTGGGTATTTAATAAAATAACTTTTGGTTTGTTAAAGAAAAAGACACAAGATGAAAGTATACCAAATTCTGCTTCAGTACTAATGTATGCTAATAGAGAATTTGATAAAGAGAAAGAATCTTTAGATCTAGGGGAAAGAAAAACAGGACCTATAGAAGATATATCTAAATCTCTTGAAGGTATGGAAAAAGATGCAGTAAAAAGTTCAAAAAGAAATAAAGAAAATGAGCAAAAAGGTATTCTTGATAACCTTAAATCTAATGGGTGTGATTGTGCTGAAAAGATATGTGCATGTATTAAAGAAAGTATTGGTGATGGACCTGGTTTTCTTTCAAAACTTGGAGGTGGAATAAGAAGGGTTGTAGGTGGTATAGGTAGTGCTATTGGTGGTATTTTAACAGGTATAGGTTCAGCTTTCTCTAAAGTATATGGGATGATAAAAGGTGAAAAGGGTGGAACAGTCACATCTGTAGTAGAAAAAGCACCAAAAGGACCAAATTTGTTTAGTAAAGTAGTCGGTTTTGTCTTCGATAGTGTGAAAGCGATTGCGAGTAGTTCAAAGAAACAAGGTACTGGAACAGAAGGATCAGGTGGAGCTAATCAAGCTGACACTGGAGCACATGACGAATTTTTTAACCAAGGTCAAGATGTAGAGTATGCAGCTAAAGGTGGAATAATGGATTTAGTTAAGTTTGCTAGAGGTGGAATATCAAGTTTAGATTTTGAAGCTGATTTGGTAAAATTTGCTAAAGGTGGTGTAGCAAATATGGCAAAGTTAAATAGTTCTAATGTAATAACTAAAAGACCAACACTAGCAGCAATATCAGAAAAAGGACAGAGAGAAGCAATAGTACCACTAGATAAATTTGCAGATTTAATTAAACCTACTACATTTGTTATAAATGCACTTGATGCACAAAGTTTTCAAGAATACGTAAAAGCTAATAAAGATACAATAGCATCTGCAGTATTAGATGTAAAAGGATCACCAACAATAGGTAATTTAGGTGGTGATCTAAGTAGAAGACCGTTATAATTATTATGGAGAATTAATATGGCAACTATAACATCTGCTTTGCAACAAGACTCAGCAGGTAATAATGTACAAGTTACAGCAAAATTTATATGTCAAGATGGTAGCGATACACCTAAAACATCTCCTTTAGTATTTACTACATCAGGTTTGACATTAGTTGTACCTGATGATGCCTATGAATTGGTTGCAACACCAACAAATGATTTATTTGTATCAGATACTTTTGTTATGACTGGATATGATACAATACAGGCAACTACAAAGGAATCATTTCCTTGTATTAGGATGACTAATGTTTTTATAAAAGGTGCTACTTTAGGTGGAACTGTTCACTTTCGTTGGCACACTCTGTAAAGGGTATATTATGATAAATTGTTTTTATTTTATAATTAGGGAGTTATTTTAAATGGCTGTTTATACATGGACATCAAGTTCTACAAATCCAACTGTTGAACATTTTAATGTTCAACCTGAATTTAGAACTATAGTTACAGAATTTGATTCTGGAAAAAGAGTAAGAAATTCTAAATGGGATTTACCTAGATATAGATTTACAATAAAATACAGGACACCTATTTCAATATCAGATATGAATGAAATAAAAACTTTTTTTATTGCTAGAAAAGGTACTTATGAAAATTTTCAGTTATATGTTCCATCTTTAGGTACAACACATACTGTTACATTTGATAAAGATATGCAGAATTTTGATTATTTTGCGAATATTTTAGGTTATTTTGGTGAAGTTTCTTTTTTGGAAGAAGTTGTATAATATAAGGTATGTTAAATTATGACAAGAGTTTTATCAACAGGATATTCTGCACATTTGGCTGGATTAACGCAGGCTGTAGTAGAATTATATAAAATATCTGCTGCAGGTATGTCTCTATTTACGTATACTGACAGCAAAGAATCTATAAAATATCACGGTTTAACATATAAACCATATCCAATTAAAAGAAGCAAAATAATTTTTTCTGCAGATCTTAGAGTAGATCAAACAAGTATATCATTAGCTACAAATTGGGGTTTAAATAGAGCAATTACTTCTAATACATTAAGCGGTGCTGCTTTTTCTATTACTAGAGTTAGAAAAGATGCACCTGATCATGATAATATATTATTATTTGAAGGTGAAGTAGCAAATATTTCTTCTAGTTTTAATCAACTAGAATTAAGAGCACAAACATTAGACTTTCTTAATTTTATGTTACCAAGAAGGGAAATACAGGTAGCTTGTAATTGGAAGTTATATGATAAATTTTGTTCTCTTGGTCTTACAACATATCAAAGTGAAGGTCTAACATCTCAATCATCACCAAGTGGTAAAACTTTATATTCATCTACATTTTCTGCTAAATCAAATGATTACTATACTTTAGGTTTTATAGAAATGACGGATGGTAATAATAAAAATTTTAAAAGATCTATATCTGACCATACAAGTAATACAATTACAGTTATACCACCTTTTCCATATGCAGTAGGTCAAACTGCATCTTTTAAAGTTGCACCTGGTTGTAAACATGATATTGATGATTGTGAAAATAAATTTAATAATTTGATTAATTATGGTGGGTTTCCTTTTGTTCCTAAACAAGATGCAGTTTTATAGGAGAAAAATATGGTAGTAAAGCAGGGATTAGGTGAAAGAAATATTGCAAATAGAGGACAAGAGTGGAGAAATAAAGTAGTAGTTGAAGCTAAAAGTTGGGTGGGTACACCTCATAGACATTATACATTAAATAAAGGTTTAGGTACTGATTGTGGTATGTTTATTATAGGTGTTTATGCTAAATTAGGTTTAATTAAAGAAGAAAAACCTGATTTTTATCCTGAAGATTGGGCATGGCATAAACCTGTAGGTGAGATGTTTGAATTAATAGTGCAAAAATATTGTGTAGAAATAAAAAAAGAAGAAATACAATATGGAGATTTAATTTTATATCAGTTTGGTAAGTGTTTATCTCATAGTTCATTATTATTAAAAGATGATTTTATAATACATTCAGAAAGAGGTGTGGGTGTAACCATATCAAATAGATATAGTACTAGATGGTATAAAAGAGAAAGAAAATATTATTCTTATATAGATTAGTTATAAAATATCTGTGCAAAATATCTGTGCAAGATATGAGGTATTAATATGGGTAGTAGACAAAATATGTCATCTGCTGGAGCAATAGCTGGTATGGTTGTCGGTGCAGTATTAGCAGCACCGACAGGTGGAATGAGTATATATGCTGGTGCTGCATTAGGTGGTGCTTTTGGCGGTGTTGCTGGCGGAATAGCTGGTGGTATAATGTATCCACCTCCAAAGCCTGAAACTAAAATAAGGCTAATTAAATCTGCTGTAGGAACTTCTGCTGTTGAAGGTGTAGCAGTTACAGTAATATTTGGCAGAACTCGTATTGGTGCTAATATGATGCATAAAAGTGAAATTGTTCGTCATGAATCAACACAAGTTGTAAGTTCTAGTAGAGGTGGAGGAAAAGGTGGCGGTGGAGGAGGTGATGGAGGTACTACTGAAACAACTACAACAACAACATGGTTCACAGCAGATTTTGTAATGGCATTAGGTGAAGGACCTCTTAAATTACATAAAATCTATGAAGGTAAAAATGTCGTAGATATAGCACATACTTTCTACCCTGGTTCATTTACACAAGAAGCTGATACTTCTTTAACAAATAAAACAGGAAAAGCTATCGGTTATCGTGGTACATCTTATGTAGTATTTAACGATTATAATTTAGGTAGTAGTTCTAGTATACCAGCTTTAACTTTTGAAGTTGAAAGTGCATTGTATGCTTTAGGTTTATCTAGTGGTAGAACTGATGCAGAAACTAATCATTTATCTTGGAATCCAGGTGTTGCAACAAGTAATGGGTTAGGATCAAGTTTAATTCAAGGTGGTTATTTAAAATATAATAATAGAGATTATATACCTGGTTGGACTACTTATAGTGGTTCTGATACTGCAGGTTTAATTTATAATAGAACAGATAATACATATAATAATTTTGAATCTATTGGTGGTGTAAATATTGTTGGTTCTGGAGCTTATATTGCATGTTCTACATTAGCAGTAACTAATAGTTATGATAGTATAAATATTAAATTTTTTGAAGGGGATTTAAACTATGTTGGTAATGAAAAACCAATAGATACTTGGTCTGGTTCATTACCGTTAGACAGTACTCAAAATACTGTTTCTATGACAGAAAAATTTACTTTTGTAAATTCACCTATTGGTTATACAACACAGCCTATCGAAATAGACATTCCAGATTATGCCTATGAATGTGTAGTAACACCTAATACTAGGATAGATATTTCTACTGATGCTAATATGTCTACATATGATAAAGTATATCCTTTTAGTAAAGATACCTTTCCCTGTGGTAGATTAGATAAAATTTATGTTAGAGCTGATGATAGTGTATGGCAATATCAACCTGCAGGTGTTGGAGCTCTAGGTGGAACTGTTTCATTTAGATGGAATGTATTAAGTCATAGTGGTAATGATATTTTATTAGGTTTAGGTGGTGGTAAAGGTGTAGTAAGTCAGACAGAATTATATTGGAATGGTACATCCTATGATGCATTAGATGAGATTATCGTAAGAGAAGAAGATATTACTCTTGTAGCTATGAGGTATTCATTTGATACAGGGTTTTTTGATGTATGGGCAAGAACACATAATTATAAAACACCGTCAGATTTTGGTAGTACAAATCAAATTGCTGGATTTCCAGTTGGAACTACTCATGCTTGGGCTCAAGTAGCAAGAATACCAGAAGAAGATATTAAAGAAGTATCATTTTTTGAATATGAAAATGTTTTTGTTGCTTTACTATCTAATGGTAATGTTTATAGAGTGAGTGTATCACTATCAGAAGATTATAGAACTGGTACTGGTTTAATAGGACCTTGGAAAACAATAGATAACGCTTCCTCATATCTTAAAGTTAATACTAATGATTTAGAAACAGATTTTACACCACAAATAGGTAGTGTATCAAGGATTGGTGCTATAATATATGTAGGTTATACTAATGGTACTGCATCTGTTAATACTGGTAAAATAAAATATTATGATTTAATTACAAATAGTTGGTCAGATGTTTTATATTCAACAGCAGCTGTTGTTAATAAAAATCCATCTGCTTTACAATCTCAAACAACTAATACTTATCATGTTCCATTACATCATGATAATAGAACTTTATATTTTGGTAAAAATGATAGTTCAAATTTAGATAAATGGAAAATTTATAAAACAAGAGATAACTTTGTAAATACCAGTAGTATAGAAAGTTATGAACATTATGGTACAGGTTTATATGAACATGATGATTATATGATTAGAATTTTAGGTGTTCCAAGTACTGTATCTGAATTAGGTTCAGAAACTTTTAATGATATTGTTTATTCTTATGGAGCTGCTGAAAGTTATTCTATTGCAGGAACAACTCATGAATTAATTACAACAGCAGAAGTTATAGATGATATAATTACTTCTAATAGATATGGTGGTAATTTTAATGGGGTAACAAATTTTCCTAAAGCAAAACAAGATTGTATAGATAATGGGTACTATATAAATGTGCCTGTTACAGAAAAAAGTGATTTATCTGGACTTCTTGGTACTCTTGCTTCACATGGTTGGGTATCAGTTATATTTTCTGGTAGTGGTATAAAATTACTTGTTTCTAAAAATGAGGATATTATTGCAACTATTTCTGAAAATCATCTTGTAGGTACAGGTACTGACCAGAGTTTAAGAATAGAAGAAACAGGTAATTCAGAAAGAGTAAATCGTTTAGAAATAGAATTTACAGATCCAGAAAAAGCTTATTCTTCAAGACCTATAATGGTTGAAGATATTGCAGATCAAGAAGCAATTGGTATAGATAAAACTTCTATATCTTTACCTGGCTTTGTTGATAAAGAAGTTGTAAAACATGTTGGTAATATTATGTTAAGAAATTCTCTATATGGTAGAAGAAAATTTTCTTTTACTTTAGGACCAGAACATTTAGATTTAGAAGTTGGTGACCCTATTCAATTACATTTTCCAAATGCTAATATAAATTGGTTAAGATCTAGAATTACAAATATTGAAGAAAGAGAAGATTTTAATTTAGGTTTTATGTGTAGAGAAGAGCCTGATTATATATTTGATACAGTAAGTTATACAGTACCATCTTCATTAGCAGTACCAGATAAACCTTATAATATAGGGTTATCTAATGTTGTTGGATTTGATGTTAAAGAAACACCATATGAATTATTAACTGATACAGGTGTTTTAGAAATGGCTGTTTTATATGGTAAAGCAAGTCCTGATAATATAGGTATTGATTTATATTATAGTACTGATGATGGTATAAGTTACGGTTTATTATTACAGAGTAGACATAATCCGCCAGTAGGTATATTAAAAACAGCTATGGATCAAGATTTTTGGTTAGATTCTCAAACAATAGAAGTTGATATAACAGGTTTATCAGGATCAGATTTTGTAAGTTCTACAAGAAATGAAATGTTTTCAGGTATTAATTCATTAGTAATTGATGATGAATATATGATGGTTCAAAATTGTAATTTAGCTAGTACTAATACTTATGAATTATCTAATTTTATAAGAGGTAGACATGGTACAGCAACAACTGTACATCCTGTAGGTGCTACGGTTTATCAAATGAAAACTGTAGATCACTTTACATTAGGAAAGGGTAAAATTGGTACAAATTTATATTATAAGGCTGTACCTGTTAATCTATTTAAAAATGAACTAGATATATCTGATGTACCAGCTTTATCACAAAAAGTTCTTGGTAGAGCACATAGGCCACATCCACCTTCTTCTGTTCAATTAGTAAATAATGATGGTAAACTAAGACGTAGTTCTTCTGGTAGAACAACAGAAACAGATTTAAAAATAAAATGGCAATTAGTTAATAAACAAACAGGTTATGGTAGACAAGGGTTTGGTTATGCTGTAAAAGAAGGAACACCTTTAGGTGAAGAATATGTAGATATTATTGTTGAAAATTGGTTTAATAACCAATTAGTTAGAACCACAATTGTTGGTAATACTATGACAAATAATACATATACAGAATTAGAAAATAAAGTTGATAATGGTGTATTATCATCACCAATAGAATTTAGGGTGTATTCTAGAGGGGCTTATGGTAGGTCAATAACTTATACACCTTTAACAGTTACTATATTGGGTGCAACCAATATCGCATAATAAAATAAGGAGAATTAAAAATGAGTTTTACTAAACATTCAAATTTAGAAACAATAGCTCAAGGTGTAGATAATTGGGATGCACCTTTAAATGAAAACTGGGATATAATAGACAAAGGGTCTTCAATTAAAGCTATAGCTGGTCAAACATTATCTGCGTATAAAGTAGTTTATAGAACAACAGATGACACTTTAAAATTAAGTATTGCAGGTATTACTGGTTCAGCTGATTCAAGATTTGTTGGATTTACAAAAGAAGATTTTAATTTAGGTGCAGATGGTTTTGCACAATATGACGGTTGGATTTCAGATCCTAATTGGAGTTTAACTCCAAGTGCGCCTTATTATCTATCTAATTCTAATAGAGGTGAAATGACATCTGCAAAACCAGGAGCTGATTCAATATTAGTTGGCATGGCTATAGGAACAAATGAATTACTTATAAAACCATGGATAGAAACAATAACACCTTCATCTGGTACACCAACTGATTATGGTGATGCTGAAGTATCTAGAGCTAAATTTAAAGATTATGCTGAAACTTTAACAACTGCAAATACAAGTACAACATATACAATAGATTATGAATCTAGTAATGTTTTTGAATTAACATTGACAGGTAATTGTACATATACTTTTTCAAACCCACCTGCATCTGGAGTTGCAGGAAGTTTTACATTAATTCAGAAACAAGATGCTACAGGAAATAGAACTGTAACTTGGCCAGCAAGTGTTAAATGGAGACATGGTGCAAGATTAGGTACACCAGTAGGTTCAACTATAGCAAATGGTATTGCTGTATATACTTTTATTACTACCGATGCAGGAACTGTATGGTTAGGATTTGAGGCTGCAGCTGATATGGCATAGTGTCAAGTTAAATTTTTATTTTAAATAAATTTGACATTTTTTTAAATTTATGTTATAATTAGGTTAATAGAATTTTCCTTGACATAAAATTATATTAATATGCAAACTACAACAGATATAAAAAGATACCATGATTCAACAAAATTACTTTTTCATATGGAAAGAGTAATAGAACATTTTGATTATAATAAAAGAATCCCACCTATACATATAGATGTTGGACTTACAAAACGTTGCAATATGTTGTGTTCTTTTGGATTTTGTAAATTTCAAGATTTAAATGGCGAAAGTATAGAAAAAGATGCGCTAATAACAAATCTCGTTAAATCTTCAGCTAAAGCAGGTGTTAAATCATTAGGGTTTATAGGTGATGGTGAACCAACTATGAATTTAGAGTGTTTTAATGCTTTAAATGTTGGTAAAAATGAAGGTTTAAGTATGGCAATATCAACTAATGGAATTCTTGTAGATAATGAATATAAACAGAAAACCATATTAGAATCTTGCGAATGGATGCGTTTTAATATAAGTGCATACACACCAGAGGCATATAGAAAAATACATAATTCTAATAAAAGAGATATAGTATTTCAAAATGTTAGAGATATAGTAAGATTAAAGAAACAATTTAATTACAAATGTGATATAGGTATTCAAATGGTATTTACACCAGATAATATGATTGATGAAATAATACCTTTATCTCAATTCGCAATAGATTCAGGTGTTGATTATTTTGTTATCAAACAATGTAGTTTGCCAGATGAAGGTGAAACTGGTATGACTCAGTTTGATTTAAATATGTATAATAATGAAAATGTTATTAATATTTTAAAATATGCTGAAAATATGAGTACAAAAGATACTGATATTACACCTAAATGGAATATAATGGAATTAAAAGGTGAAAAACCATATGATAAATGTCTTGCAATACCTTTAATATTTGAAGTAAGTGGTGATGGGGGTTGTTATCCATGTGGGTATTTTTTTGGTGGTAAAAGAAAAGATATGTGTATGGGTAATGTTCATGATAATACAGTTGAAGAAATAATAAATAGTGAAAGATATTGGAAAATTATAGAATATTTAAAAACTGATTTTAAAGTTAATATAGATTGTAAAGGTTGTTGTAGGATGGATGCTTGTAACATATTTTTAGATGGGTATGTAAATAAAAGACCCAGCGGTATTAATTTTATTTAAATGAGGGGGGTATATATGAATAAGAGATTATCTATTAGTAGTTGTATTAGTTGTCCGTATTTACAAAGACAAACAAAAGAATTAATAAAGGAAGAAGATAAAACAGCTTATTGGACTGTAGAATACTATTGTGGGTATTCTATTTTAAAGAATGATAAAGAGTTAAAGATACCGATTGATGTAATTTCAGATAAAAAAATCTTAAATTTATGTCCTTTACAAGATGAAGAAATACTATAAATATGAAAGTTGCTGATTATATAGCAGAATACTTAGAAAAGTATACAAAACATATTTTTTGTGGTAATGGTGGTACTGTTGTAAATTTATTAGATAGTATATCTAATAAAGAAGGTATAACTGAAATACCATTTCAAAATGAGCAAGGAGCAGCTATAGCAGCTGAAGCATATTCTAGAATAACTGGTAAATTGGGTGTTGCTATCGCTACAAGTGGACCTGGTATGGTTAATTTGATACAAGGTATTGCTTGTGCTTATTTTGATTCAATACCAACTTTATATATTGTAGGAGCACCTCCAACTAATCATCTCAAAAATGGTAGACAAATAAGACAGTTAGGTTTTCAAGAAATGGATGTTGTAGATATTGTAAAACCTATTACTAAATATGCTGTTTTATTAAAAGACCCATATTTAATAAAATATGAACTAGATAAGTTAATACATTTAGCAAATTCTGACAACCCTGGACCTGTAGTATTAGATTTACCAGATGATATACAAAGGATGGATATAGGAAATCCTGAAGAATTAAAATCTTTTGTTCAAAAAAATATCTATGACTATTCATTTTTAGTAAGTAAAATTTATGAAATGTTGCATCTAATCCGTGAATCTGAAAGGCCTGTTGCAGTAATAGGTGGTGGTGTAAAAATAAGTCATTCAGAAGAAGAGATGTATGAGTTTTTAAAGAATTCAGGTATACCTTTTGTTACTACATGGTCTACTGTTGATTTATTTCATGAAGATACACCAAATCTTATAGGCAGTTTTGGTATATCATCTTGTAGATATGGTAATTTTGCAGTACAAAATGCTGATTTAATTATAAATTTTGGTTCTAGGTTAGATACACACCAAACTGGTAGTAATCCTTCACAATTTTCACCAAAAGCAAAGAAAATATTTATAAATATAAATGATAAAGAAATAAATAAAGATAATGGTATGGAAATAGATTTAAAGATATACTATGATTTAAAAAAGTTTCTTCCACATATAAATACTTATACTATTAAAACTAAAGATTTAACTAATTGGAAAAATAAAATTTTAAGTTGGAAAGAAAAATTTCCAGTATGCTTATCAGAATATTATGATAGGAGAGATAGTGTTAATCCTTATGTTTTTATGAATGAGTTATCTAAAAAAACTAAAGATAATGATATTATAATTACTGATACTGGTGCTACTCTTACTTGGACAATGCAAGCATACAGAATTAGACATAAACAAAAATTATTTAGTGCATTTAATCATTCACCTATGGGGTACGCTTTACCAGCAAGTATTGGAGCTCAATTTGCAGATTTTAATAGTAGAATAATATGTATTACAGGTGATGGTGGTATGAATATGAATATACAAGAATTAGAAACAGTAGTTTATAATTCTTTACCTATAAAAATATTTGTTATGTGTAATAATGAATATGGTATGATTAAAATAACACAAGATACTTGGTTGAATTCTAAATATACAGCATCTGATACAAATAGCGGTCTTGGATTTCCAGATTTATATAAAATAGCTAAAGCATATAATTTACATGTTATAGACATTGATAATCATAGTGAACTAGATTTTATTGATTATATTTTAGAGTATGATGGGCCTATATTTTGTAATGTTAAAATAAAACCATGTGAACAAATACTACCTAAATTGGTTTTTGGAAAACCTATTGAAGATATGGCTCCTTTATTAGAAAGAGATGAATTTGAAAAAATAATGGGAAATTAATGGAAAATAATAATAATAATAAAATTGCTTTAATAGTTAGTGGTGGATTAGGTGATAATTTAACATATGCAGCACGTTTACAATCTTTATTAAATAAAGAAAATGCAAATAAAGCTGATATATATTTGATAAATACATATATAGGTGTTACTTACATGATTATAGAATTTTTAGAACGTTCACCTATTATAGATAAAGTATATCTTAATAGATTACCAGCACATAATGATGGATATAAAAAATTAGTAGATTGGAGAGAAGATGATTCACCATTACCTTATCCAATTCAGAAAGATTATAAATTTTCTTATAATAATAAAGATATTGAATGGTCTTTAAATATATTAAATGGTGTACATAATCCGATAATTATGTATCCATATACTTTAGGTGGTAGTTCATGGTCAAAGTCTGAAAAATATGTTAGAAGTCCTAAAGAAGATTGGTGGAAACAATTATTTAGAGATATTAAAAAATTAGGTGGTAGTCCTATAGTTATTGGCGGTGAAGAAGAATATATAGATTGGGATACAGATGATGTTATATCAGCTTATACAGATAAAGATACATTTTTTCATTGTATACCTTTACTATTAAATAGTAAAGGTTATATAGGTATAGCATCTTGGCCGTTTATGGTTGCACATTATGCTGGTAATATTGATACTTGTGTAATATGGTTATATAATTTTATGTGGCAACATAGGCATTTAACAGAAAATAGAGATAAATTAAATTTATTTTTTAAAGTTCCTAGTAATGAAGAGATTATTAATACTATTGAAGTATTAAGTAAAAAATGACTACAACTAAATTAGATGAAATTGAAAAACAACGACAAACATCAATATTTCAGATTAATTTACTTTATAAAGTAGTTAATTTTGAATCTAAAACTGGTAGAAATAACAGATGTCATTGCGGTTCTGGTGTTAAGTTTAAACATTGCTGTTTATTAGAGCATCAAAAGAAAACTGAAAAATTATATGATTTGATAGATGATTTAAACAAATCAGATAAAGATTATATAAAATTAATTAAAGAAAATGAGCAAAGAAAAGAGAAAAAGAATTAAAAGATATCCGTGGAAGTGTTCTATATGTGGTAGGATATATGAATCTTTAGACACACCACCAGTATTTGAGGATATATCATATAATTCAACAGTTAGAATTTGTATTTATTGTGATAAAAATATAAAAAAGGAATATTTTGGTTATGAGTAAAATATCTGTGCCAAATAATATTACATATATACCAGTTTTCTTAACTTTGAGGTGTCAATTAAATTGTTCTTATTGTATTAATGGAAGATCTAATAATTTAGTAAAATCTAGAGTAGAATTACCATCAAAAGATTGGTTAAGTTTTTTAAATAATTTAGATATACCTAAAAATGTACCAATTACATTAGGTGGTGGAGAACCTACATTATATAAAGAATTTTATCCTTTATTAAAAGAATTAAAACATCCTATAGATTTACTTACTAATTTACAATTTGATTTAGGTGATTTTATAGAAAATGTAAGTCCTGAATCTATGTTTTCACATGATATAACAGGTTATAAATCAATAAGAATAAGTTTTCATCCTAAATTTATGAATATTGAAGATACAGTATTAGGAGCATCTGTATTACAAAATGTTGGTTTTAATGTTGGTATATTTTCTATTAATTTTCCACATAATATAGAGTATAATCTTAAATTAGCTGAAGAATGTAGAATTTCTAAGGTATATTTCTTTATTAAAGATTATTTAGGTTATTATGATGGTCATTTATTTGGGCATTTTAAATATCTTGATAGTATTAAAGGTAAACAAAATATAGAAGTTTCATGTAAGACAAATGAGTTAATTATAGGTCCTGAAGGTAATATTTATAAGTGCCATAGGGATTTATATTTAAATGAAGATCCAATAGGTTCTATTTTTGATAATAATTTTAAGATAAGTAGCGATTATAGAGATTGTAATAATTATGGTGAATGTAATCCTTGTGATGTTAAATTAAAAACTAATCGTTTTCTTGAAATGGGTTCATGTTCAGTTGATATTCTTAAGAAAAGATGGGAAAGAGAAGTAGATCAAATAACGGGTTGGGATCAATAGATATAAAAGATAATAATATACAATGTATTTGTATTATATGTAATACACCATCTAATTTATATAAAAATCATATAGTAGAAAACTATATAATATGTGATAAATGTATGAAAAATGTACCTGATTATATACCAGAATCTCAAGTTAAAAGGTATTTTGATTCAAAAAAACGTTGTTAGTTTCTATATAGTTTCTATATAGTTTCTATAATAAATGGAAGATATTAAATAAGCACATAAGTTTATATATATAAATAAGTTACATTACATTTTGATATTTATAACTAAATTTAGTTGTTGTATAACTATATAGTAACTATAAGATTATTTGGTGGGTGGCTAGAGTAAAAAATTTTAAATCAAATCAGAATCGGTTTGACATAATAAAAATGACTTTATAGCACCCACCAGTTTATTTAATAGAAAGTATTTAATTATTGAAAAGAAAAAAATGGGAAAAACATACTGCAATATGTAAACATTGTATGAAAAGAGGTATTAAAAATTTTGGCAATGAAAAGTATTTACATGAAGAATGTAAGATAGAAAGAAGGCGTATTAATAATAAAAATTCTATTAAAATAAGAAAGGAGAATGAAGATAAAATTATTGATATGTATTTATTAAGAGTAAATAGTGCATTAGTAAAAAAGGAGAGAAATTGTATCATTTGTAATAAAAGGTTTAAATCAGGTGGTAATCATAATCAAATATGTAATATATGTAATATGAAAATAGAAAATATAGAACATTCTATGCACATTTATAAAAATCCAGAAATATAAAATGAAAAAACAAAAAAATAATGTATTAGTTATTGGAGATACGCATATTCCTTTTGAACATTCAGATTATCTTAAGTTTTGTATTAATATAGGTAAACAGAATAAATGTAATCAAGTTATTCACATAGGTGATCTTGTTGATATGCATAGTTGTTCATATCATGAACATGATCCAGATCTATGGTCACCATCTCAAGAAATGGAGATAGCAGATAAACATTTAAAAAGTTGGTTTAAGGCTTTTCCAAAAATTAAATTGTGTTTAGGAAACCATGATAGATTACCAGATAGAAAAAGAAGAACTGTTGGTTTACCTTCCAGATGTTTTAGATCATTTCATGAAATGTGGGATTTACCTAAAGGTTGGCAAAGTGATTTTAATTTTATTATAGATGATGTTATATATGAACATGGTACAGGAAGTTCTGGAAGATATGCTCATTTAAATTTAGCAATCGCAAATAGGCAAAGTACTGTTGTTGGACATAATCATAGTATGTCAGGAATAGAGTATACAGCAAGTGAAAAAGATTGTATTTTTGGAATGAATGTTGGTAGTGGTGTCAATCGTAAAGCATTAGCATTTGCTTATGGTAGAAATTTTAAATTTAAACCTATAGTATCTTGCGGTGTTGTATTTAATGGTGAAAATCCACAAATATTTCGTATGAAATTATAATTTTGAAGGATAATATATGAGTTTAGGAAGTAGATTAGGGTGTTTGTTTTGTGTACTATCAGGAGTAGTTTCTATTGGTTTAATTTATTATTTTGTAAAATTTGTGATATCTTTAATTGCAAAGTAAAAAATTATCACTTATAGAATCTGCAACCAATGTATCTACAGGATTTTTGATAGCACAAGTATTAATATTATATATATTACCGTTATTTGATTTGACAGAAATAACATTATATGATAGTATATTGATAGCATCAATATTTACATCAATTAGTTTTGTAAGAGGTTATATCTTTAGAAGATTTTTTAACTACTTATATAAAGAAAGGTTATAAATGGATAAAATAACAGAAGATGCTTCGGAATTACCTACATTATATCAATCATTTATTCATTTATCACGGTATTCAAGGTGGCTAGATAAACAAAAAAGAAGAGAAACATGGAACGAAACAGTTACCAGATATGTTGAATTTTTTAAAATACATTTAAAAGAAATATGTAATTATAAAATATCTGAGGATATGTGTAATGAAATTAAAAGTAATATTATAGGTCTTAAAGTAATGCCTTCTATGAGAGCACTGATGACAGCAGGTGAAGCATTAAAGCGTGATAATATGGCTAATTATAATTGTAGTTTTATTCATGCAGATAAAATAAGATGTTTTGATGAAATGTTATATGTATTATTAAATGGTGTAGGTGTAGGATTTAGTGTAGAAAGGCAATTTGTACAAAAATTACCAACAATAGCAGAAGAATTTAATAATACAGATACGACTATAGTAGTTGCAGATTCAAAAGGTGGTTGGGCTAAAGCGTATAAAGAACTTATATCTTTATTATTAGCTGGCCAGATACCTAAATGGGATATATCACATGTAAGACCAGCAGGTTCTAGATTAAAGACATTTGGTGGAAGATCATCAGGAAGTGGTCCTTTAGATGAACTATTTAGATTTACTATACAAACATTTAAAGAATCCGTTGGTAGAAAGTTAACATCATTTGAGGTACATAAACTATTTTGTAAAATAGCAGATGTTGTAGTAGTAGGTGGTGTTAGAAGAGCCAGTTTAATTTCATTAAGTAACCTTTCTGACATAAGGATGCGACACGCTAAATCTGGTCAATGGTGGATTGAAAATCCAGAACTTACGTTATCAAACAATTCAGTTGCTTATACAGAAAAGCCAGATATAGGCATCTTTATGGAAGAATGGTTATCTTTATATAATTCTAAATCAGGTGAAAGGGGGATATTTAATAGAAATGCTGCCTTAGATGCTATAAAAAATATAAATACAAGGGCTGGAGAAGAAAGACGTTCTACAAATCATGAAGTAGGTGTTAATCCATGTGGGGAGATAATACTTAGATCAAAACAATGTTGTAATCTATCAGAAGTAGTAGTAAGAGAAACAGATACTATAAAAGAGTTAAAGGAAAAGATTAAAGTAGCTACTATACTAGGTACATTTCAAGCGTCATTAACTGATTTTAAATATATTTCATCTAAATGGTCTGAAAATTGTAAAGAAGAAGCATTGCTTGGTGTATCAATGACAGGTATTATGGATAACTCTTTAACAAATGGTTCACAAGGTAAAGAAAAATTAATAACACTATTAAATGAATTAAGAAATTATGCTACAGAAATTAACAAAGAATGGTCTAAAAAGATAGGAATTAATCAAGCAGCTGCAATAACTTGTGTTAAACCTTCTGGAAATGTCAGTCAATTAGTTGATTCTTCATCTGGTATACACGCAAGACATTCAAAATACTATATAAGATCTGTAAGAGTAAGTAAAAAAGATCCAATAGCAAAGTTCATGATAAGTGAAGGGTTTCCGTGTGAAGATGATATAACTAAACCAGATAGTACAACAGTATTTAGTTTTCCTATAAAAGCTCCTAAAGGTTGTATAACTAGGACAGATAAAACTGCCATAGAACAATTAGAATTATGGATGATATATAAAGAACACTATTGTGACCATAATCCGTCTACGACTATAAATATAAAGGAAAATGAGTGGTTGGATGTCGGTAGTTGGGTGTATAAAAATTTTGAGAAAATATCTGGTGTAGCATTTTTACCGTTTTCTGAACATTGTTATCAACAAGCACCATATCAGGAATGTGAAAAAGAAGAATACCATAAATTGTTAAAAGTGATGCCTAAAGAGATAAATTGGGATAAATTAAATGAATTTGAGATTACAGATAACACTGAGGGGAGCCAACAATTTAGTTGTATGTCAGGAAGTTGTGAGGTATGACAGAACTTCAAAATATCTGTGCAAAGGTCATGAGAACAAAAATAAGTACACCGACAAGGATGCTGATAAAGAGAAAACTTATTAAAGGTGACGTTTTACATCATGGGAGCGGTACTGCAACATATGATACAGGTGCAATGATAGAAGTTGCTGATTCAGTTACTGAACACGACCCTAATTACAATAATAACCCAGAAGCATTGAATAAAAAGTATGATACAATAGTTTCAAACTATGTACTTAACTGTTTAGTACCAGAAGAAAGAAAACAGGTAATTACAGAGATATCAAATGCTCTAAAACCTTCAGGAAAAGCATTTATAACAGTTAGAGGTAAAGGTCTTAATAGAAACAGGGTAATATCTAACATTGAAGATGGTGTAAAGACATCAATAGGTACTTTTCAGAAAACTTATACACCACAGGCGTTAATTGATGACCTGAAGCATAATTTTAACAGTATAAAGATAATAAAAGGTAAAGGTATAGGTATAGGAATAATGTTTATTACAGCAGAAGCTTTAAATAAGGAAAAATAAAATGGAACTACAAGATCTAATAGTAAATATACTACAAAACGGAATAAAACCTAAATATATATTCCCAGTAATACAGGTAATAATAGCAGCATATGTAATATTACAGATAAGAACATTGCTTGTAAGAGAAATAGCTTACAGGAAGTTTAAAGGTAATATGAATATATCAGTTGGAACAAAAATAAGGCTATACAACGAGGCAGGTTTTGATGATGGAAGGATAATCGCAGTAAATCGTTGTGTAATTAAGATAATATCAGATAAATTAACAATACTTATACCAACAAAAACATTTCCCAACAGGGATTGGGTAATTATAAACGGTAATAAACCTATAGATTAAAGGAGAAAAATATGAAAATTAATAATTTCACAGGATTGTCTGGTTCCAAAGGTAAAGGAAAAAAATGATAAAACAGAAAATAAGAGGTAAAAATGGTACTTTTCAGACAGTTAAACTGACACCGATGAAAGCAATCAGGAAAAACTGTCTGGAATGTGTAAACTGGCAACCAAAAGAAGTAGAGTCATGTGGTATTCCTCTATGTCCTCTATATAATTTCAGAAGTGGAAAAAGAATATAAAATATCTATACAAACTATAATTTTAACAATAATACAAAAGGAATAAAAGATGGCAAGAAAAAATAAAAAAGAAGAACAAGAAGAAGAATACAAAGAAGAAGAATACGAGGAAATTATAGAAGAAGATAACAGAGTATGCATGTTCTACGTAATAGAAAGACTTGATAGTATTATGGAAGAT